ACAGGACTGCAAATACTGGAACAGATTTTGCCATATTTCCAACCCAATTTCAACGTAACGTTGAATATGATTCCTGATATGAATGAGAAGAAAGATGTTGCTATTATTTTGAATTCTATTAATTATACTGATGATTGGGATGACAATTTTCTAGACAGACGAAGTATAGTATGGACCTTGATGTTTACTGCCAAGTCTTACATCTACGGACCATTCAACAAGTCGGATGTCATCAAGAAAGCAATTGTATACGAATCAATTGGAGATAAGAATCAAAGTAAGAGAGCAACCAAGTTAACATATTCACCTAAAGCAAAAGAAGATAAGAATGCAGATGGCGTTATTGATTCAGCAGATGATGCACTTGTAATATCTACAGATGACTTTGGATTTAATGAAGGTATTGAATTACTATAATGGCAGATAAAATTGATAATAAGATGGCTAAAAATATGGAAGAAGTCTTCGATATTGAAGTCAGTAATACTCCAGAGGGAGGATGTGCTCCTAGAAAAAAACAATTACGTGATGTTAATGATGATAGCAAAGATGATTATGAGTATACTAGAGGACAACTCTATACTCTTATAGACCAAGGACAAGAAGCAGTACGTGATGCTTTAGAAGTAGCACAAGAATCTGGACATCCCAGAGCATTTGAAGTTGCAACTAATGCAATGAAACAAGTTGCTGATATGACAGATAAACTTATAGACTTACAATCTAAAATGAAAAAGTTGGATGAACCAACTAAAGGTTCAACACCAACTACTGTTAATAACACTATGTTTCTTGGGAGTACAGCAGACTTACAAAAAATGCTCAAGAATATGGGTAAAAAAAGTAGTAAGGAAACCCTAACAGAATCGTGATATAAACCCAGTGATGCCAATAAATATCAGCAACAATGTGCTGGTAAAACATGAAGCATTATACCGTTAGTTATCATGATTCTGAACGACATCACCAAGAGATATGTGAGTATGCCGAAGACTGTTTTGAAGCATATAAAGATGCTGTAGAAGACGTACCTTATCTACACGATCATCCTCATGCTGTAGAATCAATATTGGTAGAAGAGTGAGCAATGTTATTTGGTCTATAAATATAATGGTATTCATACTCCTCGTGTGTGTATCGTTTGTAATTTATTGGATCTTAAAATATGACGATTGGTATCCTAATCCCGTTGAGTCTCCTGTTGATAGCATGCAATCCAGCAGTAGCAAACACCAGTCTACCACTGAATCAATCGACTACCACGAACCAGTGGTTAGAGAGAATGCGAGACTGGAGGTTGCGCCAGTCCCAAACTGATCCAGGTGAGGCTATAAATAGTGCTTTAATAGATATTGATGATGAGTATGATGAAACCACCGTCCCGTCTTTCATGTTACAACTTTCGTGTGACGAAGATCAAGAGGGTAGTGGATGGCGATACTATAGATGTGGAGTTGGATTTGGGGTTCGACCTGATGAAAACGGAGAGAGTTCGAGTAGCAGGGGTGGACACACCAGAGAAGAGAACTAGAGATAAAGAGGAGAAAGCACTTGGCATCGAAGCAACTAACTGGCTCAAAGAAAAATTGTCCAATGCTATTAAAGGTTCTGATGAGCTTGTCATTAGGACTGAACTTGTTGGCGGTTTTGGGAAGTACGGCCGTCTTCTTGGTTGGTTATACATTGGCGACGGAGACTTGTCCGTCAATGAAATTATGATTACTGAAGGTTATGCCTGGCCATATGCAGGAGGAACCAAGAAAAAAGATTTTGAGGAGTTGAGATCTATCCGTAGATCACGTGGAACTATGCCACCTGCTCCATAACCTATTGTTTATTCTAATTAGATATGAAAAAAGAAATTACAGTTAATGCACCAGAGGGCACTAACGTTGACATAATGCAAACTATTTCTCAACCAGCAGATTTGGAAGTAGGACCAGTTAGTGTGGGAGATGCTTCCGTACTTACATGGGGTAATGCAAGTATTATAGTAGTACTTATTGCTGCTGTTGTCGTTGGTAAGAAATTCCTTTGTAAGAAGTAATGGCTTCCGATCAGGTATATCTTGGTAATCCCCTTCTTAAGAAGGCCAATGTTGCCACGGAATTTACCAAGAAACAAGTAGAAGAATATATCAGATGTAAAGATGATCCTATACATTTTGTTAAAACTCATGTGAAGATCGTTTCACTTGATGAAGGTCTTGTGCCTTTTAAAATGTGGGATTTTCAGGAAGATATTATAACTAGATTCCATGAAAACAGGTTCAACATTGCTAAACTGCCTCGTCAGACTGGCAAGTCCACAACTGTGGTCTCCTACCTGTTACATTATGCTTTGTTTAATGATAATGTCAATATTGGTATTCTTGCTAATAAGGCATCTACTGCTAGGGATCTACTAGGTCGTCTTCAAACTGCATACGAGAACTTACCTAAATGGATTCAACAAGGTGTGATATCATGGAACAAAGGTTCAATGGAGTTAGAGAATGGCAGTAAGATATTGGCAGCTTCTACGTCTGCAAGTGCTGTCCGAGGCATGTCGTTCAATATCATCTTCCTCGATGAGTTCGCCTTCGTTCCAAACCATATTGCAGAGTCCTTCTTTTCCTCTGTTTATCCTACTATTACTTCTGGTACAAAAACAAAAGTAATAATCATATCTACTCCTTATGGTATGAACCACTTCTATAAGTTGTGGACTGATGCTGTTAATGGTAGGAATGGTTATCAATTTTCAGAAGTACATTGGTCTCAAGTACCTGGTAGAGATGCTAATTGGAAAGCACTGACTATTGCCAATACATCCGAACGACAGTTCACTCAAGAATTTGAATGTGAATTTCTAGGATCTGTTGACACTTTAATTTCTGCTGCAAAATTGAGAGCATTAGTATTTGAAGAACCTATTAGCAAAAATAAGGGTCTTGATGTATACCAAAAACCAGAAGACAAACATGAATATCTCATGACTGTTGACGTGGCAAGAGGTATAGGTGGAGACTATTCTGCTTTTGTAATATTTGATATCACAACTGTGCCATATAAAATTGTAGGAAAGTATAGGAATAATGAAATCAAACCTATGCTTTTCCCCAATGTTATCAATGATGTAGCAAGGGCATATAATAATGCATGGGTGTTATGTGAAGTTAATGATGTTGGTGATGGTGTAGCAGCTATTTTAAATTATGATCTTGAATATCCTAATGTATTAATGTCTGCCATGCGTGGTAGAGCAGGACAGATTATAGGACAAGGATTCTCTGGATCCAAAACACAGTTAGGTGTTAAGATGAGCATCACTGTTAAGAAACAAGGGTGTGCTAATTTAAAACAAATTGTAGAAGATGATAAATTAATCTTTAATGATTATGAAATTATTGCTGAATTAACTACTTTCATTCAAAAGAAACAATGTTTTGAAGCAGATGAAGGATACCATGATGACCTTGTGATGTGCATGGTTATCTTTGCTTGGTTGGTACAGCAAGAATATTTCAAAGAAATGACTGATAATGATGTTCGTCAGAGAATATATGATGAGCAGAAGAATCAAATTGAACAGGATATGGCACCATTTGGATTCATAACAACAGGTCTAGAAGGTGATGAAGGTTTTGTTGATGGGGATTCTGTTTGGGAGTATGGAGAGACACAAGAAGATGTTTCTTATATGTTGCCATATTAGACTGTAATTCAACAAAAGAATAAATAATTCTAGATTAATATTGGTATACCAAGAGGAGAAAAACATGGCAAGTCAAGTCTCGCCAGGAATTGTTCTTAAGGAACGTGACCTATCGAATGCTATTATTGTTGGCGCATCACAAATTACTGCTGCTCATGCTTCTACCTTCCAAAAGGGTCCTATTGGAACGGTAGTTAACATTTCATCGCAGAAAGATCTATTATCGGTCTATGGCGCACCAACAGAAGCTAATGCAGAAGACTGGTTTGTTGCTTCAGAATTCCTGAATTATGGCGGCAGGTTAGCAGTAACCCGAGCTTTAACAGATAGCATCACGAGTGCTAATGGAACCGCTGCATCTAACGTACTTGTCAAGAATGATGATGACTGGAATGCTGGCAACGGCAATGGAAATTATCTTGTAGCAAGAACACCTGGAACATGGGCAAACGATCTACTGGTTGTAGTTGTTGACCGTGGTCCTGATCAAATTGTTACGTTCAATCAATCTCCTGCTGGATTGTCTGTAGGTGATACACTTACTTTCTCTGGAACTGGTGGTACTGGTATTGTCGCAAGTATTGATGCTGCAGGGACTACAGCATCTATTGTTCTCAATGACCCATCCCGACGACTGACAACTTCTGATAGTCTAGATTCTCCTGATACTGGTGTTGTTTCTGGTTCTACAGCAATTGCTGGTGGTGCCACATACCAAAATGGAACTGCTGTTGCAACAACAGGAGGAACAGGTACTGGATTGACAGTTAATACAACAGTTAATCAAGGTACTATTCTCACATTTACAGCAGGTGTTGGTGGTAGTGCTTATGTTACTGCTAACAGTCAAGCCACAACATCCAACAATGGTGCTGGTTGTATTGTTAACGTAGTTGCAACTGCTGGTGCTGTAACTGGCATCACAATTGTTAATGGTGGTAATGGTTATGTAGTAGGCGATAACGTCATCATTACTGGTGGTTCTGGAACAGCAAGTTTCACAGTTGATACTGTTGAAGGTTCTGTAACTGGAGTTACTATTGCTGCTGGTGGTAGTGGATATGTTGCTGGTGATACTATCACAATTACAGGTGGAACTGCAGATGCTACATTTAATGTTGGTACTGTAGTTGATACTGCTATTAGTCTAACTGCTGTAAAAGATTGGTATACTACTACAGAGATTGGAACTACAGGATTGAATCTTGGTTCTATTGGTCCACGTCCTGGAACTTCCCAGTTTGCTGCTGGTAAGAATATCAAATATGATGAAGTTCACGTTGCTGTTATTGACACAACTGGTAATTACAGTGGTGCTGCTAATACAGTTCTAGAAAGAGTCCTCTATGTATCTAAACTAACTGATGCCAAGAGTACTGAAGGTAGTGCTAACCACATTAAAGATGTAGTTAACGCACAATCAACATTCCTCTTTACTGGTATTAATACAACAGGTACTATTAATCCAAGTACTGCTGGTGCTGGTTCGGTATGGGGTGTCAGTTCTGATGCTGCTGCTGGAACCGTAGCTGCTCCTACACTGTTACAACTTTCTGGTAAAGAAGAAACAGTTGTTAGTGGTGGTGTTGATGATTATGATTACAGTGCTGCAGAAATTGAAACAGCATTTGAATTGTTCTCTGATACAGAAACAGTAAATATTGATTTCGTCCTAATGGGTGGATCAAGAGATACTATCGAGAATACTAAAGCAAAAGCAAATAAGATTATTTCTATTGCTGCTGCACGTAAAGATTGTGTTGCTTTCATATCACCTCATAAATCTAATCAGGTTGGTACAGCAGGTACACTTTCTGCTCAACAACAAAAAGAAAAGACTCTCGACTTCTTCAGTGGTATGACATCGAGTTCATACGCTGTGTTCGATAGTGGATACAAGTATTACTATGATCGTTTTAACGACAAGTATCGTTATATTCCTTGCAACGGTGACATTGCTGGTCTATGTGTAAGTACATCTGCCACTTTGGAAGATTGGTACTCACCAGCTGGTGTTAACCGTGGTTCGCTACGTAATGCAATTAAACTTGCATACAACCCAAGCAAGGCAGATAGAGATGAACTCTATCAATCAAGAATTAATCCAATTGTAGTTTTCCCTGGTAGTGGTGTTACACTATTCGGTGATAAGACTGCACTATCTTCGCCATCTGCTTTCGATAGGATTAATGTTCGCCGTCTCTTCCTCAACCTTGAGGAGCGAGTTGGTAATCTAGCAAAAGCAGTTCTCTTTGAACAAAATGACTCGACAACAAGAGCATCCTTCTCCAGCGCAGTAAATTCTTACTTGTCTGAAGTACAGGCTCGTCGTGGCGTAACTGATTTCCTCGTGGTATGTGATGATACAAATAACACCCCTGACGTAATTGATCGTAACGAATTCGTTGCCGAACTATTCGTCAAACCAACACGTTCTATTAACTACATCACTGTTACTTTCACTGCAACGAAGACTGGCGTCTCGTTTAGTGAAGTAATTGGTCGATGATAAACAAGAGGTAATCTAAAATGACAACCAAGTTAAACAATTTTCTCACTAAAATTGGTGAAGGCGTTAAGCCCAATATGTTTGTGGTCGATGTCAATTGGCCATCGACTCTACAGAATGCACCAGCAGGTGATAACAAAGATCTAGTAAACTTACTTTGTAAGTCTACTGCTCTACCAGCATCAAACATCGGAGTTATTGAAGTACCATTCCGTGGAAGGTCAGTTAAAATCGCAGGTGATCGTACCTTCGATACATGGACTGCTACCTTCTTTAACGATAAGGACTTCAAGATTCGTTCCTACTTTGAAAAGTGGTTGGAACAAATCAATACTCACGAGACTAATAATTCTCCACTATTTGTTCCTACTAATAGTGATAGTGGATATATGGCAACGCTTAAAGTTAAGCAAATGCGTAAGGATAATTCGGAGAGTGGTTCTATTCTTCGACAGTATGATTTACTTCATTCATTCCCAACTAATGTTTCTCAAATCGATCTTGCTTATGATAGCAATGATCAGATTGAAGAGTTCTCTGTTGAATTCCAGTATTCCTACTGGACTTCGCCTGGTACACCTGAAGCAAACTTGAATGCAACGGTTGCTGTGAACGCAAATACCACTTCAATTGAGACCTAAATAGTAGTATCTCAAGGTATAGATTACTGTTATGAGTCAACTGTTTGGATTTTTAATTAATAAAAGGGGGGAACCTAAAGGTCAATCACCTATTCCCCCCAATAGTGATGATGCTGTAGCTACCGTAGCAGGTGGTTATTTTGGTACATACGTTGACGTTGAAGGTGTATCTCAAAATGAGTATGAACTCATTAAAAGATACAGAGATATGTCACTTCACCCTGAAGTAGACACTGCAATTGATGAAATTATTAATGAGTTTGTTGTAAGTGATGCTAATGATGCACCTGTAGAAATAGAATTATCGAATTTAGAATGTGGTGCTAATATAAAGAAAAGGATTCGTGATGAATTTGATAGCATCTTAAAGATGTTAACCTTTGATAAGAGCGCACATCAAATTATTAGATCATGGTATGTAGATGGTAGGACATACTACCACAAAGTTATAGATTTAGAAAATCCCAAGCAGGGTATTCTTGAGTTAAGATACATTGACCCTCTCAAGATTCGTAAAGTAAGACAAAAAATAAAGGGTCCAGACGAAGTTAAAGATCCCCATCTACTTAAAGGTACTGCATTAGAGTACGATTGGGGTAATTATGTAGAGTATTACATTTATAAACCAAGAGGATTCTCTGGTTCTTTAACGATGCCATCTAATTCTGCATCAGATTTCTCAACATCTGAAGGAATTAAGATAGCATTTGATTCAATCGCTACTGCAAATTCAGGTGTAACAGATCTGAATAAGAAGTATACCTTAAGCTTCATGCATAAGTCGATTAAGTCATTGAACCAATTGCGAATGATTGAGGACGCCCTAGTTATATACAGGCTTTCAAGGGCACCTGAACGCAGGATCTTCTACATCGATGTCGGCAATTTACCCAAGGTAAAAGCAGAACAATATCTACGTGACGTGATGGCACGTTATCGTAACAAGTTAGTTTATGATGCTAACACTGGTGAGATCAGAGATGATAAAAAGCATATGAGTATGCTTGAAGATTTTTGGTTACCAAGAAGAGAGGGTGGACGTGGAACAGAAATCACAACACTCCCAGGTGGACAAAACCTCGGAGAACTCAAGGACGTGGAATATTTTAGGAAGAAGTTATACAACTCGCTCAATCTTCCTCCTAGTCGTCTCACTGACGATAATAAAGCTTTTAATCTTGGGAAGACTACTGAAATACTTCGGGATGAACTTAAGTTCTCCAAGTTTATTGGTAGACTCCGTAAGAGATTTTCTGCACTCTTCCATGATATCTTAAAGACACAACTGATTCTTAAAGGTATCATTGCTCCAGAAGATTGGGATGATATGGAGGAGCATATTCAATATGACTTCCTCTTTGATAATCATTTCAATGAACTCAAAGCACAGGAGTTGATGTTGGCAAGGATTAATCTTATAACACAGATGGATCCATTTGTTGGTAAGTACTTCTCTACAGAATATCTACGTCGTGAAGTTCTACAGCAAACTGACAAAGAGTATAAAGAAATTGATAAGCAGATCAAGCAGGATATTGATAGCGGAATGGCTTTGAATCCTGTTGATGTTAATAGTTTCGATATGATGGATCGTCAGAATGATGCTTATGCTCCAGAGATAGAAGCACAGTCTCAAGAAGACCAAGCTGCTATAGATAAGGCACAAGCAGAAGATGATCACAAGAAGGAACTGCAGAAGATTAAGGCAGCACCAAAGCCTAAAGCATCTGCATCAACTAAATAGTTCTTACACTGAAAAATATTATGGATACATCACCACCACTAGAGTCTGAATTGGTAGACATTGTTGATCTGCTTGCTGATAAGAAAAGATCAGAAGCATTGGATAAGATAAATGATTATCTCTATGCTAAAGCATCAGATGTCATTGATACATATAAACAGACTGTGGCAACATCATATTTTGACGAGCCAACATCTGAATCTCAACCTAAAGAAGAATGAAACTTATTACCGAAAGTATTGAGAACGTCGAAGTCCTCACCGAGGAAAAAGATGGACAGAAGAGACTTTACATTGAAGGTGTCTTCCTCCAATCTGAAGTGAAGAATCGCAATGGAAGGGTTTATCCTTTTAAGGTTCTCGAAAATGAGGTAAAAAGATATAATGAAGAATACATTAAACCAGGTCGTGCTCTGGGTGAATTAGGTCACCCCGATGGTCCTACTGTAAATCTAGATCGTGTGTCTCACAGGATTACCAAACTAGAATCAGAAGGTAACAACTTCATCGGTAAAGCACAAATACTTGATACTCCTAATGGCAAGATTGCCAAATCACTTTTGGGTGAAGGAGTTAAACTCGGTGTTTCTTCTAGAGGCATGGGTACTCTTGATAAGCAAGAGGGTGTTGCCTATGTCATGGATGACTTTATGCTTGCCACTGCTGCAGATATAGTTGCAGATCCTTCTGCTCCAGATGCATTTGTTAATGGAATTATGGAAGGTAAAGAGTGGGTATGGAACAATGGTATTTTAAAAGAAACTACTGTTGCTAAATATCATCAGGCTATCAGTCAATCATCAAAGAGTGAATTGGAAGAAAAGACTCTTAAAGTCTTTGAACACTTCCTAACAACTCTATGATTTTATAAATAAAAACAGATAATTATCAGAATAATTTAAGGGGAAACTCAAATGTCAGATATGCTTAACGAAAAGTTTGAGGAGTTTGTAACTGAATCTCACAAAGAACTTGCCGAAACTTTAGGTCAAGAACCGATGGGGTCTATTGCAGCTACCATCATTCCTGGCGGTGATTCTTATCACGCCACTGGTCAAACTAAAGGTGCCGTGAATGCAGTTGGTGGTACTCCAGAAGGACGTACTGGTCATGCTGCTGATTTGAGTACTGACGTTGCTACAGGTGGGCAATCGATTACCGATAACGGTGGTCCTGTTCCAACAGGTAACGAGGAAGGTGAAGATAATCCAGGTGCGAAAGCATCAGCCCCTATCGGTGCAGTATCTGGCGATCCTCAACAGCGAGGAACTGGTAAAGATGAACCTGCTGGTTCTGAACCCAAGTTTAACCATAGCATTACTCATGGTACAACAACAGGTCCTGATGTAGCATATCCCATCAAGCCTTCGTTTGAAGAAGTTGACATGTCCTCTGATGTTGACGCATTGACAGAAGGAACAGAACTCACTGAAGAGTTCAAGAACAAAGCAAAGACAATTTTTGAAGCTGCTGTTAAGTCTAAACTCAATGAAGAGTGGACTAAACTGGAAGAGCAATTCAAAACACAACTGGAAGCAAAGACTGTAGAGATTAGGTCTGAACTTGCAGAAGAAGTAAACGGTACATGTAAGTATGCCGTACAAAACTGGCTAGAAGAGAACCAGATCGCTATAGACCGTGGTATTCGCAATGAAATCACAGAAGATTTCATCGCTGGTCTCAAAAATCTCTTCAACGAGCATTATATTAATATCCCCGACGAAAAAATTGAAGTCGTCGAGGGTTTGACAGAAGATCTTCGTAAAATGGAAGAGCGCCTTAATGAACAGATTGAGCGCAATGTGGGACTTAATAATCGTCTTGATGAATCTGCACGTACAGTTGTTCTGAATACAATTTCAGAAGGACTAGCAGATACACAGAAAGACAAACTTGCTAAACTAGCAGAGGGGGTAGGATTTGAATCAGAGGAGAAATTCGCTGAGGCAGTCAAGACTCTTCGTGAGTCATACTTCCCAGATGCACCTGCTGTTAAAGCAGTAGAAGCAACTGACGAGACACCAGTAGAAGGTCAAGGCGATGTAGGTCCAGCAATGGCATCTTACATGCAGGCCATCGAACGCTGGCAGTAATATAATAATATAACACACTTTCTTTAGAGTTTAAAAAAATGTTTAACGCAGAAAAACTCCAAGAGAAGTGGGCACCTGTTCTCAATCATGAGGGAGCTCCTGAACTTAAAGGAGATCGCTACAAGAAAGCAGTAACCGCAGTACTCTTGGAAAACCAAGAGCGTTTCATCCGTGAAGAACGGGGAATGCTCAATGAGGTAGCAGTCAACGCATTAGGCGCTGGTACTGTATCTCCCGCTAATTCTGCATTGGGTAATTCCAATACAGCTGGCTTGGCAGGTTTCGAT